AGAACCGAGAAAGTACCATAATCTGTAATGCTGTTGTTAGAGGCTCTGATATTATCAATTGAAACCTTAACGTTCTTGTGAAGCCATTCGCCGTGTCCACGACCCTTTAAGCGGAAGAGCTTTTGCATCTTCGCAGGGCTATAGGAGGCTGCTGGTCCAAGATCTTGACCAATAAACCAGCCGGACGCGGCTTCTGCCGCGGCGCCCATCATGTTCGCAGGTGAAGTCTCGGCGCTGGGCGCCATGGAAGAGCCAGATAATGCAATTGCCGCAATCATACCGCACACAGTAGTAGCGGATGTTAAGTTGGCATCCCGAATAGCTTGCTCATAGGTCTCTCCCAGCCAATAACTAACCTCTGAAGACGTAGCGTAAAAATCACCAGCCGCCATCATCTGAGGGTTGGTATTAAGCTTCTTGCGAATAAAGTTCTCGCCGGTATCATCAAAATTGAATTTAACCTTCTTTCCAGTAGATCCGATTTCGATCGTGAAGAATCCATTAGAATCTGTGTTGATCACCGCGCCGACCGAAGCTGTCGATTGGTTGCTGTCATTTCTACACCACAGCGCTCCCGACAATAATGGAACAGCAGTACTCGCATTGGCGTATATAATCGCCCCTAAAGTACCTGTCATAGTTGTGGCGCTACTTCCTGAACTGAAGAGCCACAAACCGTAAGCGCCGCCGCCGGCGGCGGAGCTAGTCACTTGGGTGGCAGTTTTCCAGCCGGCTTCTCCTGCGGTAGTGGCGTCGGTAGACTGCTGGCCCAACAGCCGCACATAAGTAACGGGTGCAACATTTGCTTTCAAAAAGGCTTTTGCGGCATACGTGCCGTACATCGGAGACTGATAGTTTCCGTAACGATAAACGTCTCCAGACGATGGAGACCCTCCGCCCATTCCAGGCACAGTATCGCCGAACATTTCGACAAACGAAGAGTACGATTCGACGGTAACTGGCTGCATAGCCAACCCACGCGTGGCGCGTCCGAGAATGCACGGTCCGATTTCCTGTGCTGATTTGGGGACAAAGGAGTTGTCTATTTCATGAATAAACACTCCTGGAGATACAAACTTAAAATTCTTAACTGACATCTTTTGGTTCCTTCTCTCGCTGATTAAGATATGAATTGATGATCTTGGCGGTCAATCAACTGTAAATAGTATTTTGATAATCAAAAGTCTTGAAGTGAACCAAGAAATTGCATTTTACTTCAGGAACTAATCATCTGCCAGGGGAATGTAGCCAGGAGGTACAACCGATTCTCGTGGAAAAGTTATTTCTACAGTGTTTTCTTCAATACGTATGAGGGGTCGTTCGTCGTTGTCTCCTTCTCCGATAAGATACCCCAACACCCGAATAGAAATTTCGGTTGAAAACATGCGCATGTCTTCATCTAGGTTAGACATATTGTTGGTGTGAGTGAAGTTTTGCTCAATGAAAGCCTCGTATAGATGACCATTGCGGCGCATAACAAACGAATTTAATTGTCCGGGGCGGGAAATGAAGGGCTCTACGAGTTGATTCATCTGTTGTTGGTACTCCGACTTGATCAGGATCTTATAATTGACATTAACGTAAACAGGAATGGGAATAGATAGACTCTGAATGACCACTTTAGAATTGACACGTGGGTAAAACTTCTGTAGGACACCCCCGGAATTTGTACGTGTGCCAGAGGCGACTGCAAAATTTCTTGTTTTGTCTTGCTTGATCCTCTTGGCGATCGTAAGCCGACCGGTTTTGCCGTTTTTGCGTGTTGAGAAGATTTGTGCTTGAAACCCCCCCTTTTGCGCAGGATCTTTAGTTACTCCGGTGCGCTCGATACTAATAAGGGGCAGCTTTAGCGCTCCGCCGGCGTCGCGCAAAGACTTTTCGTTTTTTACTTGAAAGGATCTTTCTGGAGTTTGCCACAAGACGGGCACACTGGTGAACCCCTCATGAGTCGTAGCGCTGAGATCTAGATCTTCCTTTAGCCACGAAACGATCGCCATGTCGATACTCTCCATCGTCGAAGCCAGCATGCCCAACTCTTTTAGAGTGCCCTGCTTGAAGTCAGTGGGTAATTGAGCGAAATCAAAGTTATCAGGTAGCATCGAATAGTCCCTTTCTTGCTCGTCTGCAGCGTGCAGAAATCTCGAAACCGTAATCCACCTGACCAAAGAGTTTTGTATCTTCGCTCAATTTAACAATCTCGTAGTAATAATCTCCGTATAAAACAAAGTCGCCCTCTCTTACATACATATCTTGATCTTCTTCCAATCGACGCTTATGAAAGTGCACATTGATTTCCCAGCTTTTATCAACTCCCGCTCCTTCGAGATAATCCGTAGAAAAGTCAGTGAATTCCACAAGCGCGTATACTCGCACAGGAGGAAGGTAGCTCTTGTTGATCGCCTCGCCGTATAATTCATGAAAATGGGTTCTTTCCATGTCAATCGGATAATATAAAATCTGTTGGCCAATGACTTTTTCAATTAACTCGTCATTAACCTGTTTTACAAGGTCTCTTTCCTTTTTTCCTAAGAAGAGAGGAGGGGGCGGGTTTTTCGGTCTGCTCCATTCGTCTGCCATCTTCTTATTATCCTACAAAAATTGGTAAAGGAGAGTTTTTAAAGGTCGTAGCAGCAGCTTCAGCTTTTTCGCTATCGATCTTGGTCAGTTCTCCATATTCCATTTCCTTAAGCATTTCGCGTAACTTATCTTTAAGGCTTGTTTGTTCTTCTTTCGCCTGGGACAGCAATTCTGAGTGATTAAGAGTCACACTGTCGCCAGGAATTGGCACAGTAGTGAATTTTCCTCGAATTTGACCCAGCATTTCTTTACACAACGCAAGGCAATACTTGCGAATCCACTGTTTTCCGATTGAGTTGATGTTTTTATAAGGAATGTTGTCAAAAGGTAGCGTATTCATGTTATTGACACCGGTGGTTCCATCGTCATATGCCGAATTTGCATCCCAAGCATCAGTTTTAACATAAAACTTAACCCACATAAGCCCAGCGTCAGCAAAAGACCAATAGGAGGGGCTGGGGAATAAGCGCAATTTGCCGTCGATTAATTCATATGCATAGTGAGAAGTTCTAGTGTACAAAGAGTCCTCATACATGATCGCTTGCATTTTATTTTGCCACGTGGGCACCACTTCAAAAGTAGAATCATCAGCATATTGCCCATAAGTAGAATAATTGCCCACCACTCCAATTCCGCCATAATATCCGTAAAAACGCCACATTGCACGCGGAGATCGATAAAACACTTTAGTGATAAATACTCGATTATCTTTTACTTTACCGGCGAAGGGCACACTCTTGCCATTGCTGTCCACTCCGGAAGCAGAAGAGCTAGAGATAATATTCTGAATATCATAGTCTTGCTGATTCTGCACCGTCTTAAAGGACGCGGAATATTGCGGAATAGTACCGCCAAAGCCTCCCATGGCGGATAATCCATCACCTACTTTCTTGGCATAAGTAAACTGAGCACGTGCAAAGCGCAAATTACTTCCTGTGGGTCCGGTGTTCAATTCTCCGTTATGGTTGAACGTACCGGTGGTTGCACCTAGGGTGTCAGACAGGACATTCTTACTCTGATGCAAATTAAGAATATAGGAATACTCTAGAACAGCTTCTTCGTACGCCGCATATACATTTGCAGGCGTCAGTTCGATATCAACAACGTCGCCGCCTAGTTTTTTATAGACGTAATCTACCTGGAGGGCAGCGCCTGTTAAAAAATCAACGGACGCAGTATAGACCCCGAACGGGACTGCTGCAGCAACTTTAGATGCGCTACCTGTCGAAGTTAGCGTAACTGTGCTGGTTTGTGATTTTGGACTTAGATTTGTTGGCACACAAGGACCCTCCTACTACATAAATAGTTTTAAAAACACAAAGCTCAACGTCACGGAGAAGCTTGTGCTAATTAACTTAGAAAATCATTATTTTTTCTTAGTTGTAGTGGATTTTCGAGTACTCTTTTTCTTAATGGTTGAAGTCTTCTTGACGATCTTCTTGAGTGTCGGCGTGGGGATGGTGTCAGCCACCGTTTCTTCTTCGGCGACGACTTCAGCGGCGACTTCAGCGACGACTTTAGTTTTCACCTCTTCAAGAGTGACCTCCGGGACTACCGGGACACTAATGACGGGGGTAACAGCAACTACGCTCTTTTTGTTGGCTGCGCGAGCCTTCTTTTTAAGTTCCATTCTTCTACGAGGATTCATGGTTGTTTCTCCTTTCAAATAATTAGTATTAAAATCCCGAAAACGAAAATCTCAAAAATTTACCGGGGAAAAAATTTTGAGGATCGGCGTTTTCAATAAAAGCCCCCCAATCCAAAAAGGAAAGGGGGGCAGCTAAAAATATAAAAATATATTTTAAGATTTATGCATGTGCATTGATCCAAGCGACACTTGACTTGGCGTCAATAATCGCCCATCGAACAGCGCCGGCTGTCGAATCGATACATACAACATGAAGGTATCCACCTTTCGCAGCGGCATCGCCCCAGCCAAGCTTGCGATGACTGTGGAATGCTGTGGTTCCGTCTTCCATGTCGGCCTTATACATCACTGCATAGCCTTCGAAGAGGGCGCCGGTGCCACTATCAAGCAAAATCTGTGCAGCTGCGTTGCTGGCTTCAACCAGCGTAAACTTAAATTCTGCCCCCAGTGGCGGCGTTGTCGGCAGCGTGAGTTCGAAGTTTGAAGCCGCTGTACCATTTAATAAGATCAGCGAACCGTAATCTCCTGCCACTAAAGTGGTATCTGCTGTGATTGCGGTTTTACAAGTCGCACGACGATGTTTTAAAGCATTTTGATTTTCGTTAATCAGGCTCTTAATTCTAGCCCAACCTACTCTTTTTGTTCCCATAATATATTTCTCCTTATATGAATATTAATTAGGTCAATTAACAAGGGCTCTCCACCCTTTCCCTTAATTAGTTTTATCCATAAAGAAGACCCCCTCCCTTTTCGGGGAGGGGGCTTTCTGTGTCACGTTTAGGCGTGCTTTTGCGCTAATATATGCTAAATGCTTATATATTAGGAAGTAGCTCCAGCTTCACCATCGAGTCCGCGGACAACAACGAGTCCGTACATATCAGGACGCACCATCTTCTTGGCATAACGCGTCATGACTCCCTTGCGGGGCACGAAGTCTTCCGGTCC